CTGCTTGATCTTTGCGCAGCAGTTTGCCCGCAGCTTGCGCCACAAGACGCGATAGCTCGCGCTCAACGTCCTCGGGAAGTTGCTCTTCAACGCCCGGCATAGGCGTGCCAAGCTGCAGCTCGATCTCTTTGCGGTACTGCAGGGCAAGGTGTTCTGTGATGTGCGATTGCATTGCGGTCTGGATAGCTTGTGCAAACGGAGACTGACCAACCATCTGTTGTATCTTGGGGTCTTCCATGGCCGCCATGTGCGTCATGATGTGAGCCTCGTGGTCCTGATACGCAAACGCTTTGGTAGGCTCTTGCTTGAGGATCGCCATATTCTCGGTAACGGGGTCCATAGCCTTAATGTCTTCGGGGAGTTTAATGATATCGCCCGCGTCTTGGATACCCATAACGCCAAGCATCTGCTTGTGTAAGAGACCCATATTGTAAAGCTGTGGAGCTTTCTCGGCCAGCTGCAGCGCCGCTTGGTACTGCATGATGCGCTGTGCCATAGTAGCCGCGTTCGGGTCGGACACAGGAATAATATCTACGCGACCATCGAAGTCCTCGGTGCGGCTAAAACCGTCCCCTACTTCGTATGAATACTCGTCATCCATATCTGTGAACACAATACGCGCCAAGATGCGCAGTTCTTGCTTCATTGATGCGTGAAGTCGCGCCTGTATGCCCGACATAACCTTTAGAGCACGCTCCATGAGAGCTAACGTGGTGCCTACTGGCGCCTGAGCGTTCACGTCGCTGGCTGGGAGGTCGCCTACAGCGCCAATGCGCCGTCCTTCGTCGACTACATTGCCTAGCAGCGCAAACAGTGTCTGTGACGGCTCTTTGTACGGTAGCATCATGACAGAATCTTTAATCGCCCCGCCCGGCACGTCTACATCTCGGAACTCGCCCGGTTGTAGCGGGGAGTTATCCCCTTTAATGCGTAGGCCCCGTGCTTTTAGGCCCGCAGGCAGGTTAGCCAACGTTCCGGCGTCGATCAGCTGCCGCATAACGGACGTAGCCGTCTTTGTAAGGCCGCCCATCGTCTGAATAAGGCTGGAACCATAGAAACCCATCCCCGGCAGGTACGGATAGTGCACAAAGTGCATGAGTTTTGTCTTTTTCGGGTCTTCCTCGGACCAATTACGGTAGATCGACAGGACTTCTAGTGACGTTTTGTCGATCGTTATGACGTATGGGCATGCTCTACCGTCTGCGTCTGGGTAAGACTCGGGTAATTCGATCGTGACGTGCATCTCCAACAGCATGTGGCGCGGGTCTTGGTCGAATGTCTTGGTCGTCCCCGTCATCTCGTTGTATTTTTCTTCGATGTCGGTCATCTCGTGCTGCGGCTCGTCTAATTCCACTCCTGCATAGAACCCGACTTGCTGCAGGTCCATGATTTCCTGTGCTGTACGTCTCATGACGTGCGTATACCGGTTGCATTTACGTAGACTAGACTCGCCATACGCGACCACAAAGTCTTCCGCTTGTACAAACTCTGACGACGGTAGCTCTTCTACCGGATCAAAGTAAACTTTCTTAAACGCTGATCCCGCGAGTGGCAGTTTAAAGAGCATCTGCTCCATCTCGTCGCGGAAGTCAGGCATAACCTCGGTTGTAAGGTAGTTTAGCTCGTCAACAACGCGTGACGCTTGGTCTACGCGGTCAGGCGTTAGCTTACCCATAATCTTACTACGTGCAGGCCCAGTGGCCGGCATTAGCTCGCTCATGGCCTGTGCTTGGAACCGGATAACAGCGTCAGTCATCATCGGGTGATACACACCGCATGCACCTTCCCATGGCTGTGAGCGGTCTTCGATCTTCATGCCAAGCATGTCTAGACCCTTGATATACGACTCCGCCCAGTCTGAGCGTGACGATAGGTCAATCTCGTAAGACTCCACGAGCTCGGCCGCCATAATTTCAAGCTCTGCAGGGTCGATAGACCCCACCAAGTTATCAGTGTGAGCCGTAGCATAGTCGTCGTCTAAGTCCTTGGGAGCGAAGTCAACGACCACGGAACCGTCTTCCATCTCGGTCTCTGTGGTCTCTTCCTCTATACCCATTATCCCCGCCATATCGGGTTCAATATCAAGCTCTATATCGTCGATATCAACGTCCGCCACAGGTTCATCTTGGATGTACGGAGTCGCCTGCTTCTCGATAGCCATGGGTTTAGTCCTTTTTCAGTTGCCGCCGTGATACACTAATTACTACGTTCTCTCAATAGTATTCACGTGCACCCGTATATGTAAGTGGGTCGTCCTGCATGTCAGAGGGCAGTCTTATAAACCCACCTTGTCTAAACCGTGTCAGTGCCATCACGCTACTATCCACGAGGTCATCGTTAGAACCATAGGGGAAACTTGCCACCTCGTCTACTAGCTCGTCAGCCCAGCGCGTCTCTGGCACCCACACGAGCCCTGATGATATCATATCAGCAACTGCGTTCAGTCTGGCGTACTTGTCTCCAGACCCCCTGTGTGGCGTGTACTCGGACACCGCTATCCCCATGCGGCGTAGCTCTTGATACACGGCAACACCGGATGACTTTTTCTCCACAATAAACGCATCCGGCTCCCATTCACGCACGTGATCAAGACACATTTGTTTCAGCTCAGGAAACTCGAACCTGTCCTTTATGGAGTTTAGCAGTATTAATTCATGCTGTGAGGTCTCGTCGCTATAAAACACACCCCACGTTGTCAGCGCGGTGTAGTCGGCTCGGTTGTGCTTCTCAGCTGCAGAGTCAAGTGAGGATATCAGGAACTCACATTGTGGTGGCTCTTTACCCTTCCACACACGCCACCAGTCGCGTTTGACGATAGCCGCCTCTTCGGACGTAGGATTCTGTTGGAACTGCGCGTTCCACTGGAATAGGGGCATAGATGCCTTGGTGCGATGCAGCGCCGTGAGGTCGAAGAACTCTGGCCACAGCGGCGACTCTTGCGTCTCCGTCGTGCCCTCGGGCGTAACAACGTCCGTCTCCAAGATCGCAGGGAACTCAAACACCTCGTACTGGTCGGCGTCAGGGTTCTTAGCCATATCGCGGGTAACGCGGCCAATCAGGTCGTCCAAGTGCCAGCGTGTGTGCACAATGGCAATCTTACCGCCGGGCATAAGGCGCGTACGCGCACCAAACGCAAACCACTCGTAGGCTTTCGCGAATACCTCAAAGTTACCGTTCAAGATATCCTGCTCGGAGTGCGGGTCGTCCACGAGGAGCATGTGTGCACCACGTCCCGCTAGAGCGGATCCAACACCAGCTGCGAAGAACTCACCTCCGAAATTCGTACTCCAACGCCCCGCAGACTTACTGTCAATCGCAAGAGACACGTCGGGAAATACTTCCTTAAACTCTTCCGTCGCAATTATGTTCCGCACCTTGCGGCCGAAGTCTACGGCGAGGTCAGTGGTGTGAGACACCAGCATGACTTTGTGGCCCGGATTCTTACCCAAGTACCACGCAGCGTAAAATATAGAGACCATCTGGCTCTTACCGTGCCGTGGTGGCACCGAGACGCATATGCGGTCCTTGCGACTAGACTCAATGTCCATCAGCAAGTCAGCGAGGCGCCTATGGTGCCTACCTACAAGGTAGTCCTTCATCATGTGCGTACAGAACTCAATCAGGTCGTCCTGACGCCGCTTGCGCGTGTCTCGCACCTTCAACTCGTCCATAGTTCGCGTGACCTCGGCAATCTCCTCCGACGTTAACTGATCTATGTTAGCCAGTAGAGCCTGCAGCTCTTGTTGTGTGAACCCAATGTCAGTCGACATCAAACCCCCAGTCATCCAGCGCCGCGCTCAAGTTCACATCCCGCACGATCTCGGTAGATACCTGCGACGGGAGTTTCTTTGCCTTTACAGGTGGTGTCGGCTTGGCGGGCACCGTGGCACCCTCGATTATCTCGGCGTCCTCTACCTCTATTGTCACCATAGAAGTTAACTTAGCGCGGAGAGCCTCCTTTAAGTCCTTAGACGTTTGATGCGTTACCGTAACCTCGGTCTTCTCGGCAAACAAACCTACGTCACTTATCTTACCCAACAACTCCAACGCACGTACGCGTATCCGAGGGTCTGGGTTATCCGTCTCTGCAATTAGTTTATTCGTCACGAAGTGCCGCAGCTGAGTCGAGCTGCCCACCACGTTCTCGCCAAATTCTTTGAGTGTCGCATCTAGTGCGCGTAATGCTGCTGGTGTCATAGTACCTATCCGAGAGTTATTAGATATGCGGGAGGTCGCTTCTGGGTCGTTAGCGTATGCAGCCATAACCGCAGACACCGTTTTCTTGTCGTCATCTGTAAGTGGCTCTATACGCATACCACGCTTAGATAGTTTATGCACGGTTTCAGACGCCGCGGCTACCCGCACCGATAAGTCGATCGTTTTATCGTGCGTTGACGCACGTAACGGTAGGGGTGGCCCGCGCTCGGGTGTGCTGTATATCGCTGCCATACACACATAGTAGGCAGGTGTTGGCGTTATTGCAATATGATCTTGCACATAGCGATCAGGCGTGTACTGTGCGCTTGTCAGTAGGTGCCTTCCCACCTGCTTGCACGGTGCAGGTAGAGGATTGCTGTCTACTCCCTGCACCACCAACCCCCAAAACCGTTTTCATTTTTGAAAAATATTTTTACAGCGTTGGCGTTATTTTAAGGGTGGGGGGTCGTATATATACGCATACGTGGTTAGCGACGTTCTCATTTCGTTCTTTTTGGGATTTATTGGGCCATATTAGTATATATAGGGCAAAAAGTTTTCGTGTCGCATTTGGGGGGTCACTAGGGGGTGGGGTCGGTATACGTGACATATACCCCTATCACGTCGTTATACATACGTCATAGCCTTGCTATATAATGATATATGATGCTATAAAAGGTTATCGGCAAGGCAATCATGCAATGGCCGACATAAACGGAAGCGATACACAATGACAAATACAGCAAACAAAGCAACGGCAACTGTCCACCTGATTGACGCAGCAACAAAGCCAGCAGGCAAGCGGGCAGCACCTAAGAAAGTAAACCCTAAGACACCGAAGCCACGTACGACTAAGCCAGAGACACCAGCGCCAACGAATGGCGGCGCAAGTGACAAGGTACGTGAAGCGCTAACGATAGCCGACAAGGCAATGGCAACGGCAAGCGATGCGCAAGACACATTCAAACGTACGTTAGACGCATTGTCTAGTGTCGGTGTCACTGTCGCGTCACTTACTGGCAAGAGCGGGGCAACGTTGGAGGGTGCACACTTTGCGCCTGCTAAAGATAGCATAGCAAAGCGAGTGTTCACTGCAAAGCAATATGCGGTTTACATCAATTCCGAAGTCGCAAAGAAGATAGACGGGAAGGACACACCACGTGGCGCGATGCACAAGAAGGTTAACACACGGCTCTCCAATCTTCGTACGGCATTAGAACGCAATGCGGCCAAGGTATCCAAGGGTGCTGCGCCTGCTAAAGCGACACCACAGGACGCGTGGAAAAAGAAAGTGTTAGATCAGGCGGCCAAGTTTAAGGCTCTCGCATTCGAACAAAAGACACCAGCCGCGCAAGAAAGCAAAGCGGCATGGGGCGATGCTAAAACCCTACATGCTTTGACCATTAAGTATATGGATGAAGTAATGGCGATATTGCCAAAGAAGTAAACAATCGACAACGGGCGTCACCTTCGGGTGGCGTCCTTTTTTTGTGTCCAAATTTTCGATTTGAACCAGTTCTCTGGGCAGCGTCAGGCGTGGTGCAATTTCGGTATACGTTGCGTATACCCATGTGACGCGATCTGGCAGCGTTCGGTATACGTTGCGTATACCCCGATGAACCAGTTCTCTGGGCAGCGTCAGGTGTGTTGGCGTTGTGGTATACGTTGCGTATACCCCGATGAACCAGTTCTAGGGTCAGCGTCAGGCATGTTAGCGCATAGGTATACGCGGCGTATACCTACGCTAACCGATTTGGTCTTATGTTGTACGGGGTTTACCCAGTGTCATGCCAGCGGGAAGTCTAAAGCCGCGACCCTGCTTTGGCCGTGGATCACTGTCGGGTATAACTACGGCAGACGGACGGGGCGTGTGCTCCTCCTGTCGATGGTATGTAGCCTCGGGCGAATGGTACTCCACCCATTCCTTAGACACATCGCTGTACTGTTCGGCGGCAGCGCGTACGGCAGCGCGAGCGAGCACCAACTTCTCCGTCAACGCTCGCGAACCGAAGTCGTCTGTCGCGTACACTTGCATGTCTGCACCAGAGTCTACGCGGTCGCGAGAATCATACGCGGTGACGCGCAAGAACGGTTCCCCGTCTGGCAGGTACAACGTTTTACT